CGAAACGATTGTATACTAGGCTGGTAGATATTTCTCAAAATGTTTGTAAACAAGTCCCATGCGACTTTGGTCAATAGTCCAATGTGCTTGTCCTAGATCTCTTAACCATTGGCTTCTATCTGGTTTTTGTGGGTCCATAATATATTTTAGATCATGATTAGCAACTGCCCACGTAACTGCACTTTCTTCACTGACAAAAGTTGGTATTCCTTTTAAAACACTTAGCACACTGCTTGAACTATTGTAAAAAACAGCACATCTTGCAGCTTTCATGCTTTGGTGTAATGTAACATTGATACTATCAATTAGTTCAACACCTTCTATGGAATTTACCCAACTCCAGTTGTGTTTTGTTTTGGTTCTATCTCTGTTGAGATCTCCTGGATGAGCTCTTACTTTGATTAATTCGTTCGTATACTCGCGTATTGTCTTTATTGATTTTTTAAGCCATAATTCTTGATCAAAACCTTTTGCATTCCATCCGTTGTCTCGTTGTAAACAAATCAGTATATAATCGCCATTATTGCTCCATGGAATTGCCTCTAAACCCAAACTAGACTTGATCATATTCCAGTGTTGATCTGAGCTATTTTTGTTTGCATAATTACCTGTGTTCCAAAAAACACTATCTAAACTATATCTTAACCACATGTTCTCGTGTTGATGATGGAACTTAAAACAACTGCCGTCGATGCTCATAACTCTTGCACCATTGTCACGTTGTTTGTTTATTACAGATTCTCTAAAATATATATGAGGACCACTGTAACTCATACCTACCCAGCCAAGAATCACTGCTAGTCGTGTATGATAGAGTTTCCGATCTGGTATAGTTTCAGTTACCAAACAACGAGCACCATGTTTGCTTGCACCTTCGGCAAATGCTCTCATTATTTGCACTTTTATATTGTGATTTTTAATTTTTGGTAGTGTATTTAGATACACTACAATATCGTAATCCCATTTAGACATTTGTTTTGTAGTTCATCTGTAGGATTCTCCATGCAGTACCATTTGCCATTTCATCAGGAGTAAATTGATTATACGCAAGGTTGGCACATAATCTTTTTACCATTGCAGTTGTTGGCATAAAAGGTTTTTCAATTTTTGAAAGATCAGTATTTGCCAATGGCTCAGCGGCATTAGGACCCATGGTAAAAACAGGTTTGCCATAAATTAAACTTTCAACTGCGGCAATACTGTTATAGGTTACCATGCAATGAACATCTCTAGACAAAGCCATTTCCATGGTGTCTTCGTTGGTACGTATATGCCTACTTTGTTTTTCACGTATAACAATAGGTCTGTCTGTGTATTTTTTGATTTCTTCAGTGGTTTGCACTATCCATGTTTCAAGATTTACATTCCAGTAGTTGAGAGCTTTTTGACTTGGAGGACAAAGTAAAATATTAGTTCCAGGAGTGTGTGGCCAAATTTGTATACCAGTTTTTTTTAATCTGTCAGTAGGGCAATCACGGTGAATAACACTATTATATTGTAAATTGTTTTTTGTAATCCGATGATATAATTTGCCTTTACCATGCCCAAAGTAACCAGTGTCTATATAGTAAAAATCTCTGCCATCTTCAATAGCTTTGTGTATAACTTTTCTTTTTGCTATTCCTCTTACCACAATTGGAGTTGTGATAGGAATATCTGGTAACTGCTTGCTTCCAGCAAATACTCCAATTGAACCTTGTAAAAAACACTCTAGTATACCATCTACTTTTTTAATTTTTGTATCTACCATAACTTCATCCTCAATTGATCCAGCATCAACAATACCAACAACATTAGGCGTCTCAAACTGACGTGCTAACGTTTTTAGTGATTGTGTATAATCTTCATTATAAATTTTGTATGGGTCACACAATGATTTACACAATTCGCTGAATGTCAATTTGTGTTGTTCTGTAAATTGTAACTGGCTTACTGATATTCCAATTTTTTTTGTTGATTCAAGGTATTCGTCTTTATAGGTGTTCCATAGATCGGCGTATTCGCAGTTACGATACTGTTCGAACCACGGTCCTCCTTCGGTATAGTGTATAATACTGGGTTTATTTGTTTTGCTTTCTTTGTACCATCCTACTAACCAGTTCCATTCAGGCCCCACACTTCCAATATCTTTGTCCAGGAGCCAACTGAATCTGTGCAGATATTTTCCAGTTGTTAGAGGGTTGTTTACAAGAGCTTTAGTAACATGCTTATTGGCTTTATGACCACAGTTCCATACTACCATAGAACTCCAATTTTTACGTGGATAAACAGTTTGAACTTGTCCATCCATTTTTATACCTTCTTCGGGAGTATAATCATGATGTACACAGGTAACTGCTTTAGATTTTTTTACCTGTTGTAAAAGCGTTGCAATATCATCTAGCACCAGCATATCACAATCCATAAAAATTGCAGTGCCTGTAAATTGATTTAGCTCAGGAATAAGAAATCTTGTAAATGTAAATTCGGTACTAGCTAGTTTATCAACGTCACGGCTATACCAACCTCGCATTTTTAGTTCATCTTGTTTGAGAAATACAACGTCAACAGGTATGGTTGCATGCTTCAATATACTATATTTACAAACTTCTGCCGCTATGGATTCACGACTGTCCCAACCAATATAAACTGTAACGGAATCTAATCCCATCTTTCAATATCTTCTTCGCTAAGATGTACACCTTTCCATACTTCAATAATATGAGCAGGATCATTGCTATCATTTACACCTCTGTGCCAAACATTTGCAGGAATGTCAACTGGATTAGGTGGTGAGAGATCTTGTCGTTTTGGATCATCTGGTTTGGTTCTATTGCTTGTTAGCAAGTGTGCTTTGCCGCTTACTAGATTCCAAGTTTCACTTCTGTGTTTGTGACGTTGCATACTTAGACTGCTATGAGGGTTGATCACAAGTTCTTTTACTGCAAAACCTTCACCCTTGTAAAGTTCTCTATAGTGTCCCCAATCACGTTCGACTTGTGGAGCTTCCCAATCTTTTAATATCCAACTGCTTGAATTCTTTTTATCTGTACCACCAACACCAAAAGCAAAACCAACCTTTTTAATACCTGCGTTCTCTTCTAGTGTGGTTCCAGGTTTCCTATCACCTCCATTTGCAAAAATAATTTCAGCTTCAGGATTGTATTCACGTATGTCTTGTATAAATTTTACTGCACTATCATCGGCATCATAATCATCATCAAATCCAACTACTTTATCAACCATTAAGAGTTCACTTATAATTGCACCACGTTCTTCGAGTGGCATAAAAAATCTACCTTTTTTACGTTTTAACCAAGCATCACTATTGATACCAACAACCAATGTGTCTCCAAGAGCTTTTGCTGCTTTGAAATATTCAATATGACCACTGTGTATAGGATCAAATCCTCCAGTAACTAGTACTATAGTCTTCTGAGATTCTTCTTCAGCCATTTTTTATTTCTTTCTCTAATTCTTCTTTTCTCATTTTCATCCAATTTATCGCGGTATGAATGTGTCCTGTTGCACTTGGTTGTAAACAACTTTGTGCAAATTTTATTTCATCTTCAAGTACAAAAACACGTTCGATTTTCTGCGATTTGCTACGAGTCATTTCTGTATCTTTCATATTATATACCTACTTTTTAATACCCTTGGTTTCTTTTTACATTCCATGCAATAGCAGTTTGTAGTCCACCTGGCTTGTTATCGTTTACAACAATACGTTCACCGTGATGAACTCCAAATATTGCACGATCATAACGTAGTCCATGACTGTCGATAAACTTTAATGTTTTGTCTTTTACATCATCATGCCTAGCTGTCATTATAATAATCATATCATCTGGAGGAATCTTTGCCCACATTTCTTTCACTCCAGGCAAAAGTGTATCATTTTCGTATGGATGCTGGTTAACTTCTGCAATAGTGCCGTCAACATCAAAAATCCAAGTGTGTCCTAGATTCTTACTCAGTTCAAATGGAAACACATCTGCTACTTTTTGTGTAGGATAATCTGCTCTATCATAGTCAAAATCTTCTATCATAATATTTTTTTTATTCCTCTGTTAAGCCAAAAAAGTCCGTTGTAAAAACTACCAATTATACTGTCAATATCGTCTTTGGCATACCCGCTTAACGAAAGCCATATAAGTCCGTGTAGCAATTCTATGTTTACCATATCAGATAACAATTCTTCAAATACGTCTTGTGCTACTCTAGCACAATCAGGTTCAGGCATTAGTATTTCACAAGTGTCATTGTCGATATGCAATTTAAATTTTCGTTGATTGAATGTGTCATACCCACCAACTGCACTGTAATAAACCTTTGCAAAGTCATACAACGGATCACCGTAAATTCCAGGTTTATCAAAACTTCCTCTTGGATCTATAAACCATGCTTTTAGATTTTTATCAATAATAGTATTACTAAAAGTTGGATCGCCATGTATTGGTGTAAAAGTATCTGTTTGCAAAGCACTATTAATTTGGTCCCACCATGGATAATACCGTTCATGAAACAGATTGTAACACTTTACTCCGTTTACAGTAAAACTTTCTCGATCAAAATTTGGAATAATCTGTTGAACACCCTTCACTCTATTTTGTGTTTTCGATATGTACACATTAGTAATAGATTGTTCATTTGCAACACGTTCACTTCTACTGTGTAAATCATCTAGTGTATAAATTATGTCACTTAGGATACTGCGTTGTTCTCTTTGTGTCAAGTCATTGATTTCCCAAATATGTTTTCCATGAATACGTTGCATTGTAAATGGATCTGTATCAATCACATCTGGTATACGAGTAAACCCAAGATCTTGTGCATCTTTGTACCAAACAATTTCGTCATCTATTAGATGTGCGTAATTTGGATCTATTGCCTGTTTAATAACAGTTTGATCAAGCACATCAACCTGGTTGAAAAATCTACTAAATCCAATTCTACTGTTATTTGCTTCAATGGTAGCAAAATCACCAAGTTCTTCTAATTCAGAAGCTATCGTTGTTTCGTAGTCAATTATATTTTTACTAAACCATTTTACAAACTCTCCATTTGGCGGTGGCATAGTAAAGTGTCTACGTTGTGCAAAGTAAAATATACCAGGCACACCAGTGATTTCACTGGTAACTTCTTCTAGGCCTGTTTTTTGCCAACTCCACCTGCAGGTAAAAGCATCAGTAAGATATACAATTGGTCGATCAGCATGATCTGGAAACTGCGGTAGTTCGTTGATGATAAGGTCGCTCCATGTTAATAGTACAGGATCATCTTCAGGAATAAGATTTAATGCCTCATCAATTCCGCTACAAGTGCCTTTTTGATCAGTCTTGATAAGTTTATAATTAACTCCAGGTGGGTCAACTTGCAAATAGTTCTCTAACTGGTCATATAGATAGTCGCCAATAATGATAAATCTTGCAGTAGAAAATTTTTCAAATAGGTGATACAATAGTGGTTTGCCATGCACACTAACCAAACATTTAGGTTTGTTCCATGTATGATGTCTTAATCTACTGCCTCTGCCGCCAGCTTGTACTATAACTGTTAGTGTCATAATTGAACTATTCGATCTGGTAATTGTATGTCATATAGTTTGCGTTTACGCCAATGGTATACACCGTTTGGCATTGCAGGATAATTGTTATACACATGCTGAAAACTCAGATCGTTAAATACAAAACTCTCCAGTTTCCATTTTCCTCTTGCCCGCATGCAGTGAAACACACTATCAATATTACGTGCAAACAGATATTCTTCCATCTCATCCGCACTTACTACTACAAGTTCACGCCAGTTGAGATCAGCTCTAAACAGTGCTACTCCAAAGGTCCATGCATCGCAGGGTTTTGTATCATTTTTACGTATTTGTGTGCTATAAAAATCCAAACTAAAACCATCTAGTTTGTTGTCAACCAAATACTGCTCTGCACGGTGTAATTTTTCATTGACAATCTCAAAGTTGTGTGTTAGAAACATAGTATCATCTGCATCAATCATCCAAAAAGCATCAGCATCTTTGCTTTGCTCAAAACCAGTTAGATTAGCAGTTGCCATGTTGCGTTTTGAACTTTTAAGTTGTGTAAGATACTGTACAAGACTTCTGTTACTGTTTATTAGTTTAGACTTTGGGTAATCTACAAAACAACTTTCTAATTTTTTTGATAGATCAGGATTATCGCACAGGATAAATGTTGAATAGTTTTTGAATGTTTCTAACCAAAATCTTAGACATAAAAGGGTATGAGATACATTGCGATCTATTTTTAAAAAAACATTCACAGTCATTAGGATTTTGACCCAATAGTCCTTCTTATTATATCATCGTGGCTAAACTCTGCCCAATATAGCTCAAATGCCACACCATCTTCTACACCTTCAAATTGATGTATCTTGCCTGGCTTTACTTGTGTAAAGTCTCCTGCTTTAAGTACAGTTTCGTCAACCAATCCTTGTTGTTCGCCGTCTTGCCAAACTCTTACAATCATTTTTCCAGACTCAACAAAAAAACCATTCCATTTGAATTTGTGTTCATGCTCACTGCACTTAAAACCTGCTTTGTATTCAATACGATGAAACTCCAACACTCCGTTTGCGTGTATTAATTCAGTAGATCCCCATATTTTTCCTGCTTTCATCAATGATTCTCCATTACGGTAAGGTTTTTATCTATCCAAGGAAGTACCAAGTCTCTTTGACGCACACAACCATATTTTGTTAGACTTTCTACTACACATTCTGGAAGTAATTGTGTGTCTTCTGCAATATTATATAAGTTTGTTTTGTTAGGATCCATTGGTTCAACATCGCTTCGATAAACTAATATATGAATCCAAGGATCATTGATTTGTTTTTTAAAAAATCCAGATTTACAATCCCAACCATTTACTGATAACATATAGATCAACATAGGCAATGTAAAATTATATTTGTGATTCATTCTAGCATGAAATTCTTGCTTGTTATATTCTATATTAGTAGTTTGAGGAACTGACAAGACCAACATCGAATCTGTTGTAGCAATTTGCCACCAATTTTTTAAAGTCTCATACGGATTGGTTTGATACTGTAGTACATCATATGCCCACAAAATATCAAAACCTTTTTTTGGTCTTGTGATAGAATTAACATTTTCTCTTTGAAAAACAATGTTCTTATGCTTGACATTTAAATTTTTAAAGTCATTTATAATTGTACACTTAATATTAAATGGCAATTGTTGTTCATCTCTAGTGGTTGCGTTTGCCCACCATTGTATGTCTAGTGCTTCTGGATCGCTTCCAATACCAGCAACAGTTCCAACACTTTCCATAAAGTCATCGTATTCGTAAAGATACTTGATAATATTTTCGTAGCAGTGGTCAAATTTTTCTTTGGAACTTGAAAAACTACTGTTCATTGTTATACCTGTACATCTTCCATTCCAGCAGTTCTAAGACGTACAATATGCCCTAACTGCCATTGTTTAGTATCTAAACCCTTCATTATGCCAAGATACTTATTACGCAGTAGAGCAACCTCGTTAATTAATGTTTCAAAGTCAATGACTTCGTCTTCTCCATCAACATACTTTTCTGCATCCCGACTGGTCAATGCTCGAGCATATCCTTCTAAATATTTTTGGAAATGTTTACGTCTTATTTGTCTTAGTTTAATGTTTAGATAGTTCAGGACTGCTTCTATTTCTTGCAGTTGATTGAATCGATGTTCAGTGAGTCCAGGTAATGCTTTTATGTTTTTTTCAACAAGTCCACCAACTCTGCACTCACTCTTGGCTATTTCTAACTCATGTTCATAATGAGTAATAAAGCCAGGAATCTCAGCAAGATTGTTAGTAACCTTGCTATACCACATTAGTAATCATCATAGTTAAATTCACCATCATCGTCATACTGATTTAACAGTTCATCTTCTTCATCTTCTTCAAAATCATCTTCTTCTGCTTCTCCAAGATAATTTGCAATAGCAAGTTTTATTGCACCATCAAATTTAAATGCTTCTCTTAATTCTTCAGCACTATGTTGTCCTATTAAGGCTTCAACAACATGATCAGCAGCTTCCCTTATATCACCTGTATCGTGAATAAATTGGCGTGTTTCTTTCCATACCAGTGCGGCTAAGTCTAATGACACTATACGTTCTCCTCGTTAAATGTTTCTTCTTCAGCAGGAGCGGCAACTTCTATTACCTCTTCAGCTTCAGGAGTACTTAGCTCTTGTTCTAATTTATTAAAGTCTTGCATAACCGTGTCTAAACAACCGTCTTCGTTGCGTTCCCAAGCCTTTCTAAACTGTAGTATTTCCTCACCACTCGAAGTTTTAAATGCTAGTCTATTGCCTTGTTTGGTTAGCAAACCTGTGGCTTCTGCCAAGTCAACAAGTCCACTGTATGGATTCATACCAGTTTCGTATGGAATCTTTACCTGCACTGATTCAAATGGTTTTGCATATCTTGTTTTCATAACCTTACAAGCGGCACGTATACCTTTTACCTGTGATATTTTATTACCATCTTCATCTTCTTTTAATTTTAGTTTACGCATAGCAACCACAATACTTGAAGCATAGATAAAACCTTGTCCGCCAGATATCTTGTCATCTGGATCAAACATATCTTGCGACGCATAGGTATGATTGGTACATACCATTCCTACATTGTAACTACCAAACATGTTTACAGTATTTCTTACGAGTGCAGTTAGTGCTTTTGGTTTTCTACCCAAGTCACCTTTTAAATCTCCACTATCAAATTGATTGATGTCTGTTGGTGTTAGCAACATACCTAAACTGTCAATCACAAACAATACCTTAGGACGTTCTCCATCAGGTAATGCTTTGTAGTCTTTCATAAATGTACTAACTGTTTTTGCTACATCATCGATCATGCTCATGCTAAGTTTTAATAACTTGCTTTCATCTGTATCTACGCCAAGTGCATGTAACCACGATTCATCAAGTGCATTCTCACTATCGATCAACACAACAAAAATACCTTGAGCTTGTGCGGCTTTGACAATATTTCCACTTGCAAAATAACTTTTACCTGCACCAGACTCTCCAGCAAAGACTGTGACTTTTCCTAATGGAACACCTTTGTGGAAATCGCCACTTATCAAGTAGTTTAATGCATAGTTGCCCGTACTAATCCAGTCTGTTGGATCATTAAAGCCAATCGACAATCCGTCAATGCTTTTGGTAATGTCTTTTCGGAATTTGCTTACGTCAAATGGTTTTCCCACGGTTTTCTCCTTATTAGTGTAATATATATTATACTATATTGCTTTATAAAAGTCAAATGATTTCTAAAAAGCAGTGGTTATTTTGCTTTGCATTTTGATATAGTATACGCCTGTAATTATGTAGATTATCTTCTAAATTCACTATGTTTGCAATTGGTATTTGTTCTGTGATGGCTGGCACGTTTTTATCTTCACACCATTGTAAAAACTCTCTGCTATAAGGTATTGTTTGAGGACGATCAAGATTAATTTGGAACGCCCATTCCAATGTTTCATAGTTATAGTGATCATCGTTTAATAAATTTGTGTCCCAGTTATGCCATTTATCATAATACTGTCGACCTACATATGTATATCCAAAACCAAAGTTTACAATATCATTGTTACTTATAAATGTATCCTTAAACGGATTGGCAATTATATTCCATTTTGCATCACTTTTGAATTCAATATTGTGAGTAAAAAGTTTTTCAATTTCGTGAACACTCATATTGACTTCTTCATACGCATATATAAAACCTAAATGTGCTAGTACTTCTGCGATAATTGGGTATCGTATCTCATCAGGGTATATATCATGTAGTTTCCAGCCTAATGCAGCCTGAGATTTGTTTTCACTTAGTCTTAATTTATCAATGTCAACAGTTTTTAATTGGCTAAAAACCCAATTCTTATGTTGTATATTTAAAAAGTCTTGGTTAAGATAATCAAGTAAATTTGTATTTTCTGGAAATGCCACACCTATTAGGTCGTAAAGTACTTCGTTTGTTTTGCTGAGTGCCCAATGACAATGTGATATGCGTTTGTCAATTTGATTTGCAATTGTGTTTGATACTAAAAAATTATTGTAATTCTTTTGGTTTGCTTGTTCTATAAACCAGTGAATTAATTCAGAATTATACTTTGTTTCAAATTCAATGGTATCGCCAGAGTTGTTATAAACTAAGTTAAATCTCATTGTATCTCCTGAAAGAATGAGGGCAAGGAGAAAGGAAAAAACCTTGCCCTCCTTTGCCGTTAAGATGAAGACTGTCTGCTACGAATCATAGCAAGTATATCTTCGGCTTTCTGTCCACTACCAGCAGGGGAGGCTGGTGTTTGGACTGGTGCAGTTGGAGTTGCACCCATCTCTTCAGGTGTAGCGACCGGAGCAGGAGCCACTGTTTCTGCTACCGGGGTTGGTGCTGGTGCACTAACCTCTACAGGTTGTACTGTTGCTGATGCAGCCGCCGCCATTACTGGAGCTGTTGCTGTTCCCTCAGGCTTTTGCATACCTGCTGGACGAAAGTATGATCCCCAACGATCAATATCATATGCTTGACCATCTACTGATGCTTCAAACATTTCTTTCATCACTTTTAGTTCTTCTTCACCTGGACGTTTAGGTAGGAAGTCACCTAAATTATATAAACCTTGTTCATCAATGTCCTTGGCTTCTGCTTCTGTAAGTGCAGTTTCTTTTCTTGACCATTTACTTGTGCTATAATCAGCATAACCACCTTTGGAAGTTTTACTGATTCTAAAGTCCAAGCCTCTAGCATAATCTGTTGGCAGTTCCTCTAGTTCAGGATCCATCAATGCACTCTTAATAATCTGGAATATCTGTGGTCCAATTATGAAACGTCTAATAGACTTATCTGACTTGTCATCAGCTATAGGATTTTCTCTTACAAATCCTTGCATAATGTAACTGCGTTTCTTCCAATACTTACGACCCATGTCTTCTAGTGATTTATCTTTGAACCATGGACGTACTTCAGAGAGAATTGGACAAGTATCACCCCACATCTCAACACAAGGAACCTGTACTTGAACACTCTTACTGTCCATTTGTCCTTTGACGCCATTGAATGGGAGTTTGATCATTGCACGTTCAATCCAAAAGAACGTGTTGGAATTGTCTGCATCAGGAAGGAAACGTAGTGTTGCACTATCGCCTTCGTTCATGTTCCAATGTGGGTAAATTGCGTTATCGCCGCCGCTTGTTTGATTACCTTGCTTGTTATCTGCCGCTGCAAGGCGAGCTCTTATTTCTGCTAATGAAGCCATTTTCTTCTCCTATTGCCTACGAGTAGCAACTACTACTCTATCATTTGCCTGTTTATGTTTGTCAACAAATAATGCAACTACATTACTTGCACTTTTATTTAGCACAGTAATATCTAATAGTGAGTTTTTATCTGTGAAAAAGTTAAACATGACTAATAATAGCACATGCACAGGAATAGTCAAAGATTTTGGTTAAGTTTGTTAACCTTTTGCGAGGTAAAGAATTCTTTCTAGCATTGGATCACGTTCTGCTTTGAGTGCTTGTTTGCCAGTGTCAATATCTTCTATCTCTGTCATGTCTTCTGAATCTAAATCGTCCGTTGGTACATTGGTCTTACTACGTGTAGCATCTTGGTCGTTTGGATTTACAAAACTGTCTACGCCTTCTTCTACATCTGAACCACCAGCAGTTTTAACAACGTCTTGTCCGCCTAATCCCATTTCTAAACTGCGTTCTTTTCCTGCGGCTGCATCAGCTTGTCCCTGTGCATATCCACTTGCTGGTTCTTCTTGTGTAGGTGATTCTTCAATGCTTTCTTCAACATCAATTTCAACGCCAAGTTCTTTAGCACGTGCCTTTACTATTTCTCTGCAATCTGCATCTGGGTCTTTATCAGCTAGTTCACCAATGTTATCAAAAAGTTCGTCATCGCCGATTAAACTATAAAGTTGTTCTGAAGCATACTCGCCATCTGGTCCACAAGGCAATGGCTTTGACATAAGTTCACGTAACTTTGCCATATCTTCTTCAGTTTCGGGTAACGCCCATGTTCCTTCCATAACTTGGTTGGTCCAGTCTTCAAAAACGTCTGCTTCTCTCATTGTGTTTTCCTTTATTTTAGCCAATATAGGCAATGCTTCTTCTATTCTGCTGTCAATTGAACTGTTAACAAATACTTCTCTAACACTTTCAATTGTTTCATCTAATTCTGTTGTTTCTGCTGGGTCATAAGCAGAAAATATTTCTTTGTATCCACGCTTGCTGATCATCTTCTTGGCTTTACGTTTCAGATCTGCATAGTGCTTTACTGCATCTTCTACTATGCCCAGTGCTTGTTCGTTTTGTGCAAATTGATTACTGCGACTTGCACGCACAAACTTACCTAGTGTGGCAATTTCGTTCATGGTTTCGCTTATGTGTAAACCAAATGCATCATATGGTGTACCACCTTCACTTACATGACGTGCCATTGCTTTAGCACCAGCAATGCTTTCAAATGGCATGCGGAATCTTTCACCTTGTGCATTCTCAACAAACAGTGCGGCAATGTTTCTAAAACGTTGTTCACCTTCTCCAATTGCTCGTGAGTGTTGTATTACTACTTTTGCTTTACCCGGCTGGTTACTGTAGCTCTTGCTTTTACCTTGAGCTTTCCATGCTTCCATTACCAAACTCTCACTGATATCAGCCATGCTAGCCATTTGATACTTGAGTTTGTTCATGTTGTTCAAACTAAATGTAAGCAGGTTGCGTTTTGCAGTTTGTCTTAGCATGGCAAGAAAATCGTACCAGTCGCCTTTGTCACCTGGATCCATACCTTTGCCTAAGTTATCACCGTAGTAGACTTCTAGATCATTGTCTCCGTTGATGAGTACAACAACTGTGCCATATTCATTTCCGTTTGTACTAAAATTAAATGAGAATAGATCTGCTTCACTGGGATTAACTGTTGGTTTTCCCATTGCGTCCAAACTTTTTGGATCAAAGTCTTTTGTGACTAACAAATCATAAATTTGTTGTGATGCTGTGTTTTCTTGTGCCATGTACGTATTTATTAAAAGATTGCCACAAACGGCATAGGTTCTAATGTCTCCTCGCTAAAATCTGTAAGATGCGAATCCAATTCTTTGTGATAGCTGGTCAATACTTGTAACATACGTATGGCCAAAAGTGTCGCCATTACTAAATCATCAGTCTCGCCTGGCTTGCCAGCGTAACTTGTACCGTGAGCCACAAAGTTTTTGAGTTCACCAATTAAACTCGGAGAACAAATGGTCATTTTGTTTGTTTCTACAAGAGTTTTAAGTTTGGCACAGGCTGCAATTTTACTCTTGTTTGTTGTATTAAAACCTTTACGATATCTTCGTCCACTTGCACTTACTACACTACTATCACTAAGAAAGTATCCTTCAATGTTTTGTTCTCCGTACTGTTCTATGCATAACAAAGCAGCCTCGCCTATTGTATTGTTTTCAACACTATAATAGACGCTTTGTGGCTCTTGCACAGTAGAATTTATTTCTTTAACTATTTCAACCATAATTCTAATTTGTTCTGTGATTGGAGTTTTATTGTGTCTCCATTCTGCAACTTGTGTAGTTGAGTTTGCTTCGTAAACTTGTATAGCACTTGGGTCTCCACCGGTACCAAGACTAGGATCTAATGCAACTACGTAAATTTTTCCTTTCTGCGGACGTTTATACCAACGTACCTGTCCAGTTTTATACAATGGCTCACGCAAGCCTTCTAGATCAATCAATTTGGTTGGAGAAATAAGTGTTTCATCAGAAATAATAAATTC